GGCGCCTGCCTTCAGGGCTCGGCAGGGAATGTCCGCTGTCAGGGAACCTCCTGACGCCATGACCGTGCTGGTCGTGGTCAGGAAGCGTACGTCGGAGGCGCTGAGCCCGACCTTCACAACGGTACCTGCCGGAATGGTCAGGTCAGTGGCGTTGCTCGATCGAGTAAACGTGACGTCGACCTCGGCGTACGTGGCGACTTCGATTTGGATGTCCAGCAGCTGAAGCAACTTGACCATGACCCGCTGGGGCCACGAGTTCAGAGCAAACATCAGTGCTGCGTAGATTGCTCCACACGCCTCGATGAGCTTGACCGCCGGGTTAGATGCCGTCCTGTCCGACTGGGACGCCGGCAGGGAGTCGACGGTATCAGCAACCAGCTGGTCCTCGTCCCTAGCGTCGATGGTCGGAGGGGTAAGTGTAGCCACTGGAACCTCAGTTATGCAGCAAGCCCGAAGTACGGATAGACCCTGGACTCAGGGACCCGTGTCGTGATGGGCGTAATCGTGATTTTGATGGAGACGGTGTTTGTGGTCCGGTCGATGGTAGTCAGTTCGATCTCGACCTCTTCGATCCGAGGCTCTGACCGAGCAATCGCCTCACCCAATCTCTGGGCCATGACCGGCAATTCCTCCAAGGTCTCGTATGTCGACTGACCAAACCCGTAGGTCGGGTCCAGCGCGGCGGAGCCCGGCTCGGTGGTCATGATGCTCTCGACTGACCCCCAGAGCAGGGACGAGCCACACTCTTCCTTGAGCCGGCCGTTTTCCTCAGTCAGAGGGAACGAGATACCTCGCCCAAACAGTTGCTCTTCTAGGGTAGTTGCCACAGGCACCTCACTTGATTACGAAGTTGACTCGGCGGTTCAGTGCGTTGTCGCTGCTGACCGGCTCCGACTCTCCTCGGGAGACCACGGACAGACGGCTCGCCGCCACGCCTCGTTTGATCAAGGCATCGTACACGCTGTTTGCCCGACGGAGTGCGAGGTCCTTGTTGTAGGCGTCCGTACCCACTTCGTCTGCGTGGCCGGTGACGATGACGTGTGTGTCTTTGTACAGTGCCAGCCGCGCCGCCACGCGGTCCAGGACAGGCTCGTACTTGTCACCGAACATGTCGATGTCGAAGTCAAACAGAACCTGGTCACTGATGAACGTGATTGCTCCACCTGAGTCGTCCCCGCCGCCGTTGTAGAGGCTCAGGGAAGTCCCCCGGAGAGGAGACAACTGGTGGGTAACTTGCTCGATGTTCCAGATCCCAGAAAACCGGGCTCCTGCCCCTCGGATGAGGACTTGTTTGTCGACGTCAAGGTCGGGCTCCAGGTCAATCAACGAGGCCTTGGCCGTGAAGATCTTCTTGGCCCTGGCTTGGGCGTTCCGGGCACGTTCGATTGTTTGGTCCGTGAATGACGGAAGGTCCGACGCCTCGAACAGCACCCCGGTCCGCTCCAGGCGTACTGCCCGGTCCTGGACATCGGGGTCCAAGTGGAGGTTCTGCTCGAACGTGCTGTTGCCTGCTCGGGAGTAGACGTTCGGTGTGGTGTTGCGGTCTAGTTCTTTGACGCTGACTGACAGGGACTGCATGTTGCCGTCTGACCCGAAGGACAGTACAGTCAAGTTGTCGTCCTCGTCATCCGCCCCCACCTCTCGAATATGGAGCGTCCCGTCCCGTTCTTGGTACGTGTGGCCCAGGCTCTTGAGCATTTCCCGGAGGAAAGCCGCGTCCGAGACGCCGCGCTGGACCCTCTGTCCATACTGGACTTGGTTCAGCTGCTCCTCGGAATCTCCATGGAACCTGAGTCTAAGGCCGTGGTCCTCTGCGATGATACGAGCCTCCTGAGCCGCGCTCGCGTCAGTAAGAGCCCTGGCGTTCGAGGACTTTCGCGCCCCGCTGAATTTGTCCGAGGCCGTAAGCGTCAGCTTGCCTGCCGAACTGGCCGATAGAGCATGGCTCAGGCCCGTCAGGTACCCGGTGAATAGCTTGTCCCCAGCGAACATCTCCACAGGGACCTTCGCGTCCTCTGAGGGCAGAGGAAGGGCCGTGGCCCACTCCATGAGAGGGTCCGCGATGACGGCCTTTGCCGAGGTCCTGCTCTGGCCCTCCGAGAGCGTCACTGAGGCGCTGATAAGTAGCCCGTCTCCGTCCCGGAACTCGACCCCTCCGATGCGTACAACAGTTGGGGACATTCAGGTCACGCGGGAGGGAGGATTGCTAGGTTGCGGGTAGGGGGAAGGTTCCCCTGGAAGTGCAGTTTGCGATGGAGCCAGAAGATCAGCCAAGCGGCCGACGACATCCTGATTTCCACGGTCTCGTCTCCGACGTACACCGAGAACTCGACAAACTCCTGCCCGTTCACTTCCTCGGTAAGGAGGAAGAACGCGTCGCCTGTAGGGCCACCGGGGAGACCGGCGACGATCTTGAAGTAATCGTCGGCCTCGGCCATTTGAACGAAGAACGCCTCGGGCGCTTCGCTGGACACGTACACCCAGGAGTGTTCCAGGCCCAGTTCGGACAGCACGTCCAAGTCGTCGATATCGGCAGGGTCGGCCAGGGCCTCGATTGCGCCGGCCTGGGCCCGCTCGCTCAGATTGAACGGAGAATACAACTCGTTCAGTTCAAGGACGTCCCGCCAGTTCCGCCACTCCCCTGTACCTCGATGGGCAAGGGAGAACGGAGTCTCGATGGGTCCTGGCCTGACGGAGACGGCTCTGTCAGGAGGGTCTGTTTCAAGAGGCCCCGCCAGCTTTTCGAAGGGTGCTTCTGATGGCATTAGATCGACTCCATGAGAGTGAAGCTGACCGCCGCCACAAGGGAGTTTCCTCGGTCATCTACCACCTCTTTCTTGATCACGAGGTTCTTCAGGACCCCCGTGTAAAGGAAGTCTCCCCAAGACATCGCTACCCGAGTGGGCATCTGAGTAAGGTCAGTGGGAAGTGTTGCCCACGCCGCCAGGGTTGCCAGCAGGTTCTCCAAGCGCTCTGTCTCGCCAGGGAACGCCTTCTGCCGAGTGTTGATGTTGACTTTGCTCGACCCGTTACCCGTCCAGTCCATCCGGGACACTACAGCACCTGCGGCCTTTCGCTCGGACCAGGTAGGGTTTGGCGTGATTGATATCTCGTGAGGCGAGTAAGGGAACTGGAGAATCTTCCCGTCCGGGACGTCGACCTGAGACAACACTACCCGGAGAGACTGTCCTCGCTCTCCGGGTAGTCTATTTGTCACTTTGACTTTTGCAGCCACGTTTACTCTCCAAGGGTTCCAAGAAGGCCAAACACGCCGGACCCTTCGGTCCTTTCCTGCATGTGCTGCACCTCAGAGCTAACTCTGGTGATAACTACCCTTAGGCCGTCATCCTCCATAGCCGCGTTGAAGCTCTCTGCCATCGCCAGGGACGCCTCGTTCCGATCGGCCATCCTATTCAGCGCCGCCATCATAGGGGCTATCTGGTCTTGGTTCCTGGCCCTCACTAGCGTACTAGCAGAATCGAACCACTGACTTAGCCCTCCTTCAGCTAGGCCGCTTCTGAGGTCAACCATTCCACTAACGATTGCCTGCTCCTCCTCAGTCTTGTATCCTCCCTCGAAGCCCAAACGACTGACTCTTCCTCCCTCACGATAGCCCGTTACATCTAGCCCGAACTCGGACCTCATTTGGTCTCTGAACGTGTTGAACGTGCTCTCGTCGTCTGCCGTAAACCTTCCTTCCGGGTTGTCGAACAATCCTAGGGTTCTACCTACCGTGTGGAGAATGTCTCCCCTAGTAGCGAGACCGCTAGCCGTGGGCCGTCCGTCGACCGTCACTGACCGCCCGATCATTCCGGGGGTTCTCATCAAAGAGAATATCGCCCCTTGATCTCTTGCCTCTCGGATCTCTTCTCGGGAGAAGGTCTCGTAGACAGGTTCCCGCTCAGCCTTGTCCGGGTCGATCGTCTTCTCCAGACTCACGATGGCTGATTCTAAGTGAGTCAGTCGCCACAGGCCAAGGGCCAAGGCTCCTGCCACTGCTGCTCCGGCCGTGACCACGGCTCCCGCCAGCGTTACCATGCCGGCTCCTGCAGCTGCAGTGCCTCCGGCGAACTGAGCACTATATGCCGCGGCTCCTGTAGTGGTCGATGCTAGTCTTCCTCCTCGGGCAATGGAAGGAAGCATACCGATGCCGGTACCCGCAGTCCGTCGGCCTCCTCGACCCATCATCCTCAAGGCACCGCCGCCCAAACTGGTGACTGCGCCTCCTGTGAGGACGTTGATGCCGTAGAGCTTAGCGATGGTGAGGATTACTCCCCCCCACTTGTCCATGAAGGCCTCAGCCCTCTCGATCGGGTTGCTCTCCAAGAAATCCAGGAAGCGGTCTACGCCGCCAACCATCCCTTCGCTTATACGACTGGACAGGTCCTGGAAATCCTTGGACTCGACGTATGCCCGAGCCCTGTCAATAGTGTCCTCTAGCCGCTCGTTGAGTCGACCTTGAGGATCCGACCCGATATCCGCCAGAGCATCCTGGAAGATCGTGGCCAACATCGTGACCTGACCTCGGACGGTCGACGTGTCGGCGTCTAGGAGGGCCGTGACGGCGTCCTGACCACCTTGGCCGTAGAGCGCCTGCAGTCGGGCCCGGAACTCGGTCATGTAGACCTGAGCCGTTGTCTGGCCACGCTCACGAGCAAGTGCCTCAGCCTCAGTACGCGTCGGGAGGCCCGAGATGTTGAATCGCTCTCGGAGTGACCGAACCTGACCGGAGCCGATAAGTTCACGTAGGGAGAACAACGCGCCGCCGAAGTCCTGCTCGGGGTTCGTGACCTGAAGGGCCTTGGCCAAACGGGTAAGCTCAGCAGCCTCGCCTACATTACCTCCCGCAAGAGGCACCATGAAGCGCATGGACTGAAGGGCCTCCTGACGAGTCAGGGGTCCAATTTCCCGAGCTAGATCGATGGCCGCGTCGAAGGCAGATTCTACCTTACGAGCATCTCCAAGAGACGCCTGCAACAAGAGCCTTGAACGCTGGATGTCGTCTGCAGACCCAATGGTTGCGTCAATGAACGACCGGCCTGCCATCGCTGCCACGCCACCGACCAGGAGGGTGCGGTAGGACAGGAGGTTGTGGCGAAGGTGAGTAAGGCGCCGGTTGGTCCAACTAGCAGCCGACCCAACGGCCCTGATTCCAGCAGCCATCTGTGGAGAGGCCGCTGCCCCGCGCGCTCCTGCCACGCCGTCCATGACCGACTGGTGTCGGAATCCGACTTGGCGGCGAAGATCTCGCCGGGCTCTTCGCTCTGCTCTTCGCTCTAGCCTCTGGCCGTACCGATCTAGCTGAACATCGGCATTGCGCATCTGGCGCATGCTTTCAGCGGTATGCCTTGCCCAGGCTCTTCGGGCATCTCTGACTGGCATCCACTCCCCGTTAGGGGCCTCTGCGTAGTCTAAAGTAGGGCCGCTTGACTCTCGCCGTCGCCTACCTCCAGACGAAGCAGGTACGTTCCCTGGAAGAAGCCTCTGGTTTTGCCTAGAGAACCTCGCCTGGGCCTGGGCCAAGGACGCTAGTTCTCTTCGAGCCGATCGAAGGTCCTTAATTAAGGCGCTGGCATCGGATCGTACATGGATGACAATCTCGTCAGACAATTTACTTCTCTCTGTCGAGGAGTGCCCGTTGGCGCTCGTTGTACGATACCGCACCCTCCCACATGCTCTTCCGCTGGGGACGAGTAGTGGTCAGGATGTACTCCCACGGGGCGCCAGTGGCCTTGTGGAGAGCCGTAATCTCTTCGTACCGTTCCGGGTTCCGGTTCCGGTACTTAGGCCGCTTGGCGAACCTGACCCGAAGAGGGCCGGGCCGTGGGGCTATTCTTGCTCGGGGGTCTCTTCCGAGCCATCTTCGCTTTCGTTTCCCTCAGCCGCAGGACCCATTTCCAGGTCACAGATGGCGGCGTAGATAACGGCGATGTCGTCCCGGTGCATCCGGCGAAGGATGGCCGGACCCGGTGCCTTGACCATCGGGCCGAAGGACGTGATGCACTGGTTAATGAAGTGCAGCGTGTAGAGACTCTGGGAGACGCTCTGTCCGCAGGCTTCCTGGGCCTTGATCTCGTCGTCGAAGATAGGGCAACGGACAGTTGCTTCTTTCCAGACGTTGTTGGACGAGGGATCAGCGTAGCCGTGAGCGAAAGTAACAGTCTTCATGTTCTTTGGAGGGTTGGAGAGGGTTTGCCGACTCCCCGAACAAGGGAGTCTTTACGCCTTCTACACATGGCAGATGCGCAGACAGCCGGCAGGAGTCGAACCTGCCCAGTGACCCGAAGGTCCCAGTGGCTGTGTTGTGTGGTCTAGACCACGTCTCGCGGCTGAAGGGCCAGGACAATCGTCGCGGCGTCCGAGGACCCCTTGGACGGCTGTTGGACCGTCAGGCTGACTCGCGCGCACTCAGTGTACGTTCGAGCCGGGCCGCTCGGGATTCCTGCCGGCGTAGTCGGGACCACCGTGACGTTCAGGGGGACATGGACCCCTGCGTGCCAGGCCTTGGACCAAGCCTCGACCGGTAGGTCAACAGCATGGTCACGCGGCTTGGTGATCGTAATCTGACCCGTGGTGGACGGCGCCGAGATGACCTGCGGAGGGCCGAAGCCTCCCGTGTGCTGCAGGGACGTGTCGTTGTTCTCTTCTCCGCCCGAGAACTCGGTGAAGAATACGCCCGGCCACTGATCCACTGTGATCTTGTAGTGGCTGGACCCCTGGAAGTTTTCAAAGGATGGCATGCGTTACCTCTAAGCGGTAGGTGCCCGCTTAGCGATCTCTGCTCGGATCGTCTCAGCGGTAAGAGAATCCTTGAACCAGCAGCGAATCCGAATGGTGTTCGTTGCGAGGTCAGAGGGAGTAAGAAGGTCTCGGTTTGCTTGGACGTTGAACCCGTGGACCTCGAAGTCCTCGGCCTCTTTCGAGGACGGCGTAGTACCGTCGAACATACCTTTGCTGTTCAGGTCAGCCATCGAGATACGAAGGCTCTCTTCCAGGTCAGAGAAGAACGAGCCTGCCGAAGCGTTCTCGTACACCTGATCATCCAGGAATCGCTGGAAGCGGTCCGAAATGACACAGAATGCCCAGAGTGCGTGGATGTAGGCCCAGTTCGGGTCCGAGGAGGCAGTCCGAGCGCCCCAAATCTTCGGTCCCGACCCCTTGTCGTACACCGGGTTGATGCCCGCTCCGACCAAGGTCTCAGCAATGGCCTCGTCCACGAGGTCCGCGCCGTTGCTCTGAGTCTCGAAGCTGTGGACGCGGTCGACCTTGAAGTCCTTACCGGCCGGATGCTTTCCGTAGTCCTCGTCCGAAATGAAGTCGAACCACTGGGCCAGGACGTGTCCGACCGGGCTGACGGGCTTCAACTCGTCCGTAAGCGCGTCCTGCACTCGCGGAAGTGGCCAGTAGTACGCCGCCAGGAGGTCTGGTACGTCCGATTGGACCGTAGTGACCGTAAGCCCGGCCGGAGCACCGAACAGCGCAACCCGACTGAACGAGTCGAGGTGCCCTTCCATCTCCGAGCGGACCGTAGAGTCCGAGTCGAGGCCCGGTGCGATGAGGAACCCGCGTCCGTACTTCTTGTCCCGGAACGCCTTGAGGCCGGTCTTGGCTCCAAGGCCGTCGTCCGTACCCACGATGTCCGCAGCCAGGGGCTCGTTGCCGTCAACACCCGCTTGGTCCGCTCCGAGGAGGAAGTCTCCAGCAGCCGGCGAGTTGAATGGTGCAGCCGTGGCAGACGCTAGGTCTTCGAGGTAGATGTAATCCGACTGATTGCCTACCGACTCCAGAGACGCCTCGGTGAGGGTCAGGTTGTCGAAGGTCTCAAGGACCGTGCCACTTGCCGTAGCCTTGACCTCGATCTTGTAGGCAGCGACCTGTGACGGAGTCTTTCCGGTGCTGGTCCACGTGTCTGCAACAGACTGGTACAGCGTAGTCTCGCCCGCCAGGGTTGCCCAGCCATACTCGTCGTCGTTGTCAGCAGCAGCGAACGCCGCTTCAAGAGCCGCGGCGTCTGCGTAAATGGTCTGGCTGACGTACTCGTCCGGGTCGATGAACCCGTTTCGAGTGGCCGAGGAGATTGTGACTTCGTAGGCGTTTGCCCACGTGCCGGATCCCTTCGCATGGACTCGGAGCGTATCAACTGGAGCACCTGCCTCGTCAGCAAGGTCCACGTACGCTTGCACGGCCGAGGAGTCCACGCAACGGACCGCGAAGCAGCGTTTGCGTGCCCGGCCCTTGGAGTACATGATGTTCAAGACCTCGTCGGCCTCGGTAATTCGGGTGTCCGACCCGATTGGTGTCCCTGCCTCGCCGCCGAAGATCTGGCGGAAACGTGCGTACGAGGTGAACTCGTGGACGGTGTCCTCTAGGCCGCGTTCGGCCTGGACAGCAATGAAGATGGAGTCACCAGGATCCGACCCCGTAGCCAGAGGCCCGGCCGTGGTCCGAGTAATGATGGTGCCGACGAAGTTTGCCATTTAGGGCCTCTGTCAGGAAGTGACAGTGATGGTCTTGATTCCATCACCAGTGAAAGTATCGGTGGGGTTGAGTGTCGAGTCGGAGTCTGCCTCTCCGTCCTCATCTGCCGGCGTGATGTCCACGACCCAGTCTGTCCAATCCTCCAGAGGACGGTCATCGAGCGTGTCGATCAGCTTGACGTTGAAGGAAACAGTGCTCACTGCATAAGGGAACTCGAAATCCTCCTCGTGAACAACATCGAAGTCATCCCCGACATGGTTGCAGTGATTGTCGGCCTCGTCCTCGTCCTCCAACTGCACATTGAGTTGGGGGTTGTGGATTAAGGTGTTGACTACCGTATGGCTGAACAACTCCCGGATGGTCCCGACGTCTCCGAAGCGGGCCTTGTCTGTTCGTTTGGCCCGAGCAATCAACACAAGGTCTACCTTGTAGTTAATCTCGTACTTACGAATGCTGTTGAACCGCTTGTACTTGGCCCGTTTGTCCAAGAGGACGATGGCCGGCATCTGAGAATCCGCGATGTCTGTCTCGCTCTCTCCGTGGCGTACGACGGTCTTGATTCCGCCCACGTTCAGAAGGACCTGTTTCAGGGCCTCCAAACTACGCTCTCTGGCGGATGTGCTCTTCAGTGCCACTAGCGCCTCCGTGCGGCGTTTCGAATCTGGCGCCGGAGCGCCTCGACAGCGGTCATCTTGACCTGGGCGTACGACTTGGTGCCGCGCTCAAACCCAAGGAATTGACGCACAGGCATGCCGCCTCGGCCCTCCTGGTGGACTCCGGCTATGTACCCAGAGTGAGCGCTGTTGAATCGAACAGCCGGGTGCTTGTCCCCTCGGCCTCGTCGGACCGCCCGGAGATCCCCGAGCATCTTGCCCCCGAAGCGGAGGTTGACTAGTTCCGGGAGGCCTTTGCGTCGTCGAGCAGCCTTGTGGCTCTCGCTTTGGTAGGCAGTGAAGGACTTCTCGTGCTGGTCGAGGCCCTTGGCCGTACGTTCCCGGATGGCCCGGACAGCCGCACGAGCCACTGTGTGTTGGGCAAAGGGGCTCAGGCCCTCAGCAGCCTCCGCCACGGCCTCTAGTTTCATCTGGATCTTAGGGATTCCCTGAACGTCCAGCGTTACCCGAATCATGACCTCGTCAGACGGAGGCGAGGGAACGCCCGAGTCTGTCCAGGAGCAATCAAGTCAGGATCAGTGGAGTCCAGGGTCAGTCCTCGGGCCATCAGTAACTTGAGCGCTGTGTGGTACATCTTCTCGTACATCTCGCGCTTGTGGTCGTAGCTATCTCCTTTGTTACGACTCAGGTCGGCGTAGATGGTGATCAAGGCCCCCAGCGTACAGACCTTAGTCAACTGGTGGTTTACGCCACCGGTCGCCACGTCTGCATTTGTCACGGACTCAAGCCCGGCCAGTGCGTCGAAGTAGACGAGGACGCCCTCGGCCACGTTGCCCGGCTCTCCGAACTCTTCGCACGTAGCATCTACGTCGGCCGACTCTCCGTCAGCCAGAATGAGTTCTTCGTCCGTAACAAACGTGACCTTGGTTCGGTCCTCTGCAGAGTAGACCTCGAAGCCCTCGGGGACGGTTACTCCACCCCCTCCGGCCTCTGCCGTAAAGGTCAGAGTGACTGTAGCTACCGCGGAGTCGTCCGCGATGTTGTCCAGTCCGTCGTCGAATCCCCTGCTGAGCAGTTCGTTCTCGACGTCCTCCCGAGCAGACCTGTGGTCGACCCGATACGACACGTCGTTGTACTCAAACAACTCACGGTCCCGGAACCCTAGATGTGCGTCGGTGCTGTATACGTCGAGTGCTGCCATTTGCTACTCCGAGAGAAGCTCTCGAAGCCGCTTGGCTCCGAACCGCCCGTCAAATTCAAGTCCTCGTGCCTCTGCGATGGCCGCTAGGGCCTCTCGGTCCATGCTGTCCAGGTCCGGCTCTTCCGGTGCTTCCGGTGCTTCCGGCGCTTCCGGTGCTTCCGGCGCAGGGGCCGGTCGGCTGGCGATGACCACGGGGGCCTTGGGCTCAGGGACCGGCGCCAGGGAGAACCCTTGACCGAGGAGTCGAGGAACACGGTTGTCCGGGACTCGAACTTCTCGGCCGGACGGATTGATCAGAGAAACTGACTTCATGGTGGGGTACCTGTGTTGATGGAGGGGGGAATTCTCTCCCAACGCCCCTCCGACGTGGGAGAAGGCCCGGAGGCCTGAGTCACGTGCCGGGATTCGAACCCGGCAAGACTGCCCCGTTTGGCAGTTCACGCGATTGCCTTACTAGGCGATGGCCTCGACAAGGCACTCAGGACGCACGGTCGTGATACCGTAGAGGATATCAATCGTGTGCATCATGGCCATGTCGGTCTGCGAGTAGCCCTGGGTGTAGCGGAACGCCAGACCCATGTCTTCGTCGACGAGGACGCCGGCACGAGCACCCGAGCCCGGAGGCGGGAGCGGAAGAGGACGAACAGCCAGGACGATACCGTCCGGGTGCATCGCGAGGTTGTGACGAGCATCTGGGCCAGTCGTGGTCGGAATCAACTGCGACATAAAGGTATCGAAGCCGAAGACTCGACCCAGTCGGGCCTCTTCCATCGCACGGCCGCCGTCACCTCGCTTGTCCGCGGCGATGAAGGCCGGGTCGCCAAGGAGCGCACTGTCATCTTCCGGCGAGACCAGAAGGAAGCGGTTGGTCGTTGGGACCTTTGCCTGATTGAGTGCGAGACGGGCGCCTCGAATCGTTGCCGAGTCGATGTCCGTTCCGACCACGCCGACCGCAGCCGCCGCGTTAACGTACTCTGCGAGAATCTCCGACTCAATCTCTTCGACGAGCTTAGGAATCGCGTCCCGGATGTAGTTAAGGCCCTGAGAGAGAGCCTTCGATCCAGCGTTGTCCTCGACTCGCCAAGACACGTACTTGTGCTGGTTCAGCGTGACCGTGACCTTGGAGTTGGTCGGGTTCTCCGGCAGGACGGGCTTCTCAGTCGGACCTGCAGCGAGGTACTCGCTCTTGGACTGAACGGTCACGTCCCCGCGCTTCAGGATGTTGATGGTATCACCAACCCCGCCCGTCTCGTTCTCAAAGTCTCGGCGGACTAGGCGGGAGACGAGGGTGTTAGCCCGGTACTCTTCAAGGACCTCATTGAGCCAGAACGCGGGAATCGCGTCAACTGCCTCATTGGTAGTGATGAAAGCCATATTTGCTTTTGGGGGTCAATGCCCGAGTGCCGGGCGGGGTAAGTTACTTGAGGGTGCCGTCTCGCATAGCGGCCATCATGGCCTCTCGCTGCTCGGCGATGTTCTCTGGCTTGGACAGGTCGCCCCATGGATTACCGCCCAGTTTCTGGGGGGTCTTCGGAGGCACTTGTCCTGGTTTGCTCTGGGCACCTGCCCCATCTCCGGCCGTGGCCTTACGGAAGTGGGGGTTTCGACCCAGGAAGTCACCGATGGCGGCTTCTGCGGTAAGGTAGCCTCCTGCTCCGTCCGTGGTCGGCATGCCTTGGGCATCCGTTACCAGGGCGGCTCCGTCACGAACCGTGAACTGGAGACCTCGTTGTGCCAATTCCATCTGAACCAGCTGTGCCACCTGTCCGGGGGCGATTGCGTCACTCGCTACGGAGGACAAGGAGTCGCGGATAGTTGCCTGTCTGCGCTCCTCTTCGATTGCTTCGAACTTGCTCTGCAGTTCTTGTGCGCGCTTCTGCTCTGCCTCGTAAAGGCCCTTGTACTGGCCCTTGGCTTTGGCAGCTTCCGCTGCCTCGCGCTGCTTCTCTGCATACGTCTGCTGAAGACCTTCAAGGCCTCCTTCAATCCCGAGACCTGCTAGGGTCTGGCTGACTCGGTTCTTTTCCCGAGTCACTCGGTCCTTGACGATAGCGTCTACCTGGGCCTGGGTAAGGCCGGTGTTTGCGGGTGGGGCAGCGGCGGGCGATGGGTCTGCTTGACCTCCGCCTGACTGGTTGCCTTCGCCGTCGTTTTCGTCTTGGAATGTGTGCTGGTTGAATCGAAACATATCGAACCTCCGGTTTGGATGCCTGTCTCAAGCCGGCCGGAGTAGCCTAGCGGCGAGAGCAGTAGAGTGTGACGTGGCCGTGGTCGTCAGGAGGGGTACCGGCCGTTTAAGACGACCCTATGCAGGGTCGGGGTTTTGAATGGGCACTTGGGCAAACACGTTCGCGCCGGTCTGTCCCTCTGCCGCCTCGGGGACGGCCTTGGGCATCGCTTCCCACTTCTCTCGAAGGTCCTTCTTCAGTTCCTTCAAGCGAGTAGGCGTCACCTTGCCTGCGAAGTGTGCATGGACCGCTTGGATCATGTTCTCAAGAGCGGCTTCCGAATCAAGCGGAATGCCCATGGCGATGACTCGGAGACCGTCCGTAAGGACCTTCTCGATCTCGCCCGGCTCAAGGTCAACAATGAAGCCAGGAAGCGGCGCGTAAGTAGAGTCTTGACCCATCCAAAGAAGGGCCAGTCGGCTGATCTGCTGCTCGGCCTCACCCATCGAGCGCCCCAAGGACTCAAGAAGGGCTCGTTTGTCGATTGTTTGGAACGCCAGCGACGAGCCGCTGACATATGCCCGAGACCCTTCGTTCATCCGGCCGAGGCCAGAGAGGAAGCGGATGGACATCTCCAGTTCTTGGACCTCCTTGCGGATGGTCTCTACGGCCGAGGCCTTGGGCGCCAAGTAGAATGGTGGCTCCTCGCCCTCGTCGAGAGGGAGGACTCCGGCCACTGACCAGTCGACCTTACCTAGGGCCTCGTACGTTGACGGCGGAGCCACCAGGATGTTGAACACCTGCTGGTAAATCTGCTCGTCAATCAGGGACAGTTTGTTCGTCAGCTGTCGGACCAGGGGAGCGAGGTCCCGGATGAGCGACTCGGCCACCGGGAGGTGCTCGACCTGCTCACCGACGTACGTGAAGACGATGGGTACTTTTCCACACGGGTGCTGGCCCTCGGCCAGGAGCGTGTAGATGTACTCAATCTCCTCTTCCTTGGTGTTTTTCTCAGGGTCCTTCTGGGTCACTCGGTAGAGTTCCCATCCGGTCTTGGTCCAGCGCCGGAACAACTCTTCAGGCCCTGTGGCCCTCTGGTAGAACTCTCGGGAGACGGCGTGGTACTCTCGGACCATGACCCAGTCGAACTCACCCCTCTCGTCCTGTTTCCAGTCGATGATGTCAGTGGGGTCGAGTCGGTAGGCATAAGGGCGCATGCCTGATTGCTCTTGCTCCGCCATGGAGGCGAAGGGCCCGCCCTGTCCGTCCCAGCGGTCAACGACCACGGCCTGGACGCCAAAGATGAGGCCTCTGCGGAAGACTCGTTGAGAGAATTCCTGCATGGGTGTCCCGAGCCGATCTACATCTGCCCAGAGGTCCTCAAGCGTCTTGCGCTCCAGGTCAGGTAGTTCCTCTACGTCCCGTCGCCAGGGCTTGCGGTACAAGCTGGCTGAGTACGTGTCGACGACGACTCGGATGTGGTTCAGGTGAACCGCTCTTTCCAGACGTCGATCATACCCCTTCTGTCTCTCCTGCGGGTGTCTCCACAGATGCTTGAACAGGAACTCCGGGCCTCCCTCATACGACTGTCGGAAGAACTCCCACTGGTCGAACAGGGCAGAGTACCACTCGCTACAGTAGGCCTTCGGGCGCTCTCTGGTAGCGATGGTGATCTCTTCCTCTCGGCTCTGAGAGTACTCGGAGCCTGTTGAGAAGTAGATGCCCGGAGGCAGGATGTCAGATGCCTCGGGCGGCACGATTTCCTGAGCCATTCTTGACCTCGGGAGTAGTTTGAATCAATTGCCAGAGCGGGAATCGAACCCGCAACCACCAGCTTATCGGGCCGGTGCTCTTCCGTTTGAGCTATCTGGCATCCTCGCTAGGAGGTCGGGTCGTAGGCGCCGCTCAGCGTCTCTTTCAGGTACGCTCGGTTGAAGGCCGCTCCCCAGGCTAGGATGTCTCCGGGGGTATCGTCGACCGTCGACTCAATCTGGAACTTGATTCGGGAGGCCGAGGGGCACATTACGTCGGCGTCAAACACCTGAGCGACTCCTGCCCCCAGCACGATTGCGCTGTTGGTCGGGACGTCGATCCAGCCAGTCGGGGTATTACCCGCGATGTACTGGGCCTGCATTTGAACAGTCACGTCGTCAGATCCCGAGTTAAGCAGGACCGCCATGCCTCGGGACCGGGCAGGGATAGCAATCTCCGACTCTGCGATGTCGACGAAGTCATTGGTGGATGCCTGCGCCGCGCTCTGGGCGTCGAAGTAGACCCCTGAGAAGGCGTCGTCCTCGACCCGATATCGGGGCTCCAGCATCGACAGGGGCCGAAGCAAGCCGGACACCGCCACGTCTGAGTGACTTCCTCCCACGGCAGAGGCTACCGTGAGCTTGATGGCGCCGCACAGGGGAGCGTAGTCCTCGAACTCGAAGAGGCTTTCTTCCCCGGCCGAAAGCTCAGTAGGTGCAGCAATCTGGACCCAGTCCGAAAGCTCGACGTTACCCGCCGCGTTCTCTCGTCGGAATTTGACGTATGGCGTGACGTCGACGGCGTTGGAGCCTCCCGTGTTTAGGGCTCGGAGGGTCGGGAGGTAGCCTTCGGGAAGATTGACTTCCGTCTCAGCGATATCCGCCTCTGCGTCCGTCGAGGTCTGGTCCGCGGACTGGGCGTCAAGGTAAATGGGGCTCATCATTATGGGCTCTCTTGGGTGTGGGTGGCGTTCTAGCCTAGGCGGGGGCCGAAACGGGGCCCGGAGTATTTCGGCCTCGCGTCCGTTAGGAAGTTGAAGCCTAGTGAGAGGGCATCGACTTGATCGTCGTGGAGCCCGTATGGAAAGAAGTCTAGCTCGTCTAGAAAGGGACTCAGCCAGCCTGTGCCGTCGTCGACCAGGATGATTCGGCCCTCTCGCCACGCAGCGGAGGCGGGCCCGGCCCGAAGCTCCTTCTTGCCCGAGACCCTGATGCCGTCGTAAGAGTAGCGTCGAAGGGCCTTGGCGAAGTGAGAGATTTGGGCCTTACCTGCCTGTCCTGGCTCCTGCTCGGATCGGATGTAGCAACGCTTGCCGTCCTCGCGCGCCGTGTTGAACAGGGTCTGCTCGGTGATGTCCGGCGACTCCCTGAACCGCTTGACGTGACGCACAAAGGTAACGTCAGACTTTGCGTTTGTGCGTGCCAGTCGAATTCCGACTGACCAGTCGGGATCAGGATTGGTTGCGGAGGGTTTGGTTCCAGCGAGGTCCCAGGCCCGGACCTCCAGCAAGAGGTTCTTGGGCAACTCGTGAGGTTCGATGATCTCAGCTACGGAGCGGGGGAAGTACTCACCTGCTTCCATGTCCGACCAATCACCCTCTCTGAGCTTTCGGTACATCTCCGAGCCTAGGTTCTTGAGGCCGGACTCGTACTCAGCTGTGTCGATGGATGGGTTGTCGTCGAGGCTAGACGGCAGGAAGAAACGCTCGGGCGTGTTGATTGGCGCGCCACCAGGGACAAAGCGCTGTTTGACCCAGGCGAAACCTACACCGACCGGGTTGGTCGTGGCTCGCATCCTCAAGGGTACAGGACTGCCGATAGGGCCACGCAGTCGAGAGAACATGAACGTATAGTCCTCTTCTCTCGGGAACTCCGTAAGCTCCTCGAACCCGATGAACTGGAACTCCGACGACGCGTACTTGTACCTATCCTGGGAGGACGACAAGAACCCGAAGGTTAGTGTGGCGCCTGATGGGAAGTACCACGTCTTCTGCTGAGCGTTCCACTTGGCTCCGGTGCCGGCCAGCCACTCTTGGGAGCGAGGGATGAGACCGCCTGCTAGCGAAAGGCTCGCCACGGTGGACCGGAGAATCAGGGCAGCGTACCCAGGGACGTCAACGTACTGAAGCGCGCTTCTCAGCAGCCAATCGCTCTTGCCTCCGCCTGCGGCGCCTCCGAAGAGGACCTCCTTGTGAGGCAGGAGCATCCCGACGCTCTGCTTCGGGTGGTTCGGCTGCAGACGAGTAAGGTACTCGTTCGTCCGGGGCGTCATTAGCTCCCGGAACCGCATATTTGCTACGGCGTCTTGCACGTATTGCTCGTATCCAGAAGGGGATGGACAGGGCGATTTGCAACAGGGTACTCTTCACTGGACGTCATCCGGTTTGAAAAACATGCAAGCAAACAGCACGCCGAGGAGGACCAGGGCTAGGGCTATCTTGTCTCGCATGCTCATCATCAGAGTTCCTTCGCTAGGTTGAATCTCTCTTCCTCAAGCTCTTCGACTCGGCCTCGGAGCAGCTGGAGCCCGTCGACAGTCGAGCGTCGACGCCTCGATCCTCCGTCTCGGATTGCGTCCGTCAGCCCGTCGAGCGCACGCGCCATATCAGCGTGCCTCGCGTTTGCGTCATCGCGCCACTCTTTCCGCTCGTCACGGTGGAGTTTGGCCTGTGCGTCGTACCTCTTCCCGAGGTGCCACACGAGCCAAAAGAGAGCGCCGATGGTCAGGCCAGCGAGCCCGAACTGCCCCCATTCGAGGGCGGGAGGGACGGCCATAACGTCGGCGATGAACATCAACGCTCTCCCTTCTCGTTCTCACCCTGGATCTTATGGACGTGCCACGCAAGGTGCAGGCTCGTGCCGCTGGCAGCAGCGAAGATGGCCCAGCGCATCAACATTTGAACCAGTGGGTTGGCGTCCCACGAGTAGCCGACCGCAGTCAGGAAAGAGAATAGAACAGTGAACAGCCCCATCGTCGCTTCGCCTAGGAGCATGATCGATAACGCGGAACCGAGTGGGTGTCCCGATCCGTGGAAGCGGCCCGCCAGATACGTCGAAAGAGCGACGCAGGAGACCCCTGCAATCGCCGTGATGTGTTGCAAAACGGTTAGCATATGGAACCACTTGTTGTTGCGGTTACTTTGACCAAGATTAGGGTGGCGAGTGCGTACCTAGAGGCTACTCGGTAGATGCACACTCTTCCCAGAGCAGCACTGCCACGCAACCTTCCGCCTCAACTTGGTTCGTCACAGGGTCCAGCGTCGCCGCGCCACGAGCCGTTACGCCAGGGAAAGCCGCCCAGAGCTCACTGGACATGCTGACGTCAGGCTTCTGCAGGACTCGGATCTGTGACCCTGCCCCTTGGATGACCAAGCAGTTGTCTGACTCGGCCGGCATGCAGGTCCGACTGGACCACTTCAGCAGGTCCGTGGGGGTCTGTGCCCCTCCGCACCCAGTCAGCAAGATCAGGAGGCACATCGAGCCGGCTCCCGTGGAGGCCGGGCGGAGGGCGCTGACGATGTTACGGAACCAGGCTCGGAAGTCCATCTTGCCTCCGGCTTGCAGGACATCGGGGCCGGGGGTGTCGTCCTGGTCCGGGAGCGTTCGCCAAGCTAGGCCTCCCAAGATCGCGAGGACGTACACCACCTGGGCCCCTGCGCTGTCCGGCACGTCGGCCATACCCGTGAGGTCGGCTGCGAGTGCTCCGAGGCCGAGTGCGCTGAACGCCGCGGCTAGTTTGTTGAGGATACTGGTCATTTGACTGCCTCGACGGTGACTGATAGGTCCTTCACCGTGATATTCGTCGTATCCGTGGTGTTTGCGATGTATGCCTCGACGTAATCGCCAGAGGTAAGATAGACGTAAGTCTGCGCGTGGGCGTTCTCTGATCGCCCCGACGTGGTCGTGGTCCGGCTCTGGGACGAAGAGATCGTGGTCCCGTTCAAGGCGACTCGGAGAGCGACTACCTTGTTACTTCCGCCCGTCATGGCTGCGATGGCGTCGACCTTGAAGTACGTCGGAGGTCCGCTGTACGTGGCCCGGTTGCTCGATAGAGTGAACCCTCCTTTGTTGAGGGCTCCTTCGGACGTCGACCCGTCGGCTTTGTAGAACGTGCTCGGAGAGACGATCGTGGTCTGCGTCGAGTTGTCGTCCATGTGGTACTCGACCGCACGGACGATGGGAGCTACTCGGTATCGGTCTTTGTACATTCGTCGTCTTCCAAGGTAACGTGTTTGAAGGCATCCATGCCCTGGAGCAGTGACGCGATTTCGTTCGCCGTCTGCTCTGAAGCGATGTGCTTGTGGGTGTGTTTGACATCACCCTCTACTTCGATGTGTGTTCGGTTCTCGGCCCGGATCTCCGCTTGAATCTTCGGGGGGCCGAATGACTGCGGGTCAAGGCGTTCGAGAATGAAACGCACCGTGGGGCCGTCCTTCGCGTTGAGGAGGGCGTGGGCAGCGGTCAGTGCGGCGGCTTTGAGGTCGCCGTACATGGTCCGTACGACGTCCACGTGCATCTCATCCCACCAATCACTCTTTTCCCAGCGGCGGAGCGTGGAGTAGCAGATGCCGACCGCGATGCAGGTGTCCTTCTTCGTCTTGCCCGAGGACAGCAGAGTAATTGCCCTCCATGCCTTCTCGGGGTCAGGGCAGCTTTCCGGTGCGTAGTTCGCGCTCGGTAGCTTGTGCCCTCGGTGATTGGTGAACCGGTCTCTACCCTTCTTCTTCAGCGGAGGGGGTAGCGTGGTGGGCATCGCCTCTGGCAGATTGTCGTCTTCCACGGTGCCTCGTGTGTTCGGTCAAGGTTGGGCCGGCATTTGTGCGCGACCCCATAAGTGTTAGTGCATGGCCAGGAACTCGATGTCCTCGGCAGGTGCTGCGACCCAGTGTTCTTCGTCATCCAGGACAACGACTACGGAGTCCAGTTTGCCCTTGGTTCCCCAGGCGTTGGAGATGAGCCCACACCCGAAGATTGTTTTCACCGGACGTCCGAGCAGGTGAAAGAAGTCCGGGTCGATGTCTATGACTGTGGCCATTTGACTCTAGTAGTGGAGGTCGGATTTGAACCGACAGGATGACCAAACTTCCCTACTCCGCAATGATTGGTTTGTCAAGGCTTGGAAGCCTAAAACTGGTCCTGGTATTTTTTTGGCAGGGTGGTTGTTTGTCTGTTTGGCCGGATTGAAAAACCCGAAGCCTATTTTTGGTCTTGGTATCTCACAAACAC